TGTACGGCAACCGGGACTTCGCCGGGAACCAGTACGCCAGCGGGCAGTTCGCCGACTACGAGCAGGTCACCGTGTACACCTTCGCCACGGGGCAGGCCGAAACGGCCTTCGTCCAGGAGTTCGGCGGCCCGTACGACATCGACAAGCTGCTGCTGGGCAAGCTGTTCATCGTGGAGGTCACCGCCGTGGACGGGGCCAGCGGGCTCGTGTACCCCGAGGCTCCGGCCACCCTGGCGCAGGAGTGCGGCGCAGTCGTCCAGCAGGGCTGACGGGCTTGCATTGCGCCGCTGCAGTGCTAGACTTGTCATCAGTAAGACAAAGTGCCAGCGCCACGGCGTAGGGGTAGACCGGACGTACGACAAGTCAGGACCTGAAACCGCGCAGCAATGGGACCAGCCCAGACGTAGCACATCCGCTCAAACCAAGTTGCGAGCGGTAGCGAAGAGGGGAGAGGGCCGAACTAGCTTTCCGGCCCAGCCGTCCCCCTCGAATCGAGGCGAGTGTGGTTCGAATCCACACGCTGGCACTTACAACAGGTTCAGGGAAGATCTAGAAGAAGGAGCCGAGATGGCCGACTACCAGCGACCCTTGCTCGACCTGAAGGTCGGCGACGAGGTGTTCACGCGCAAGGGCTACGGCAAGGTCAAGGACTGGACCCCCGGCAAGGTCACCGACGTCGCGCGCAAGTACGCCACGGTGGACTTCGGTTTCCCGTACCTGAACGGCAAGTACGACAAGGTCACCGGTCGCAAGATCGACGACACCGGCTACATCGTCACGCAGGCGCAGCTGGACTGGGCCGAGGATCGGGACGCCGACACGGAGACGCTCAAGGCCGCCGGTCTCGACGACTACCGGCTCTCGAAGGGCCTGCGCGCGGCCGTGGCGGCGTTCCTGCGGACCGTGGACGAGGACGGGAATCCACTGTGATCAAGGCGCTCACCATCCTGCTGGCCGCCGCCCTGATCGCGCTCGTGGCGTACGTGGCCGTGGACCGTGCGACCTCGCCGAGCTGCTCGGACCGCGGCGGCCACACGGTGTCTACGTGGGTCATCGCAAGCCACAGGACCGTCGAGCAGTGCGTCGGCGCGCGGTGACCCTCGCCAAGACGCCCGCGGAGTGGTGGGACACGTGGATCAGCGCCCGCGAGCGGTTCGAGCTCACGCGCTCGTACCGGGACTACAGCCTGGCCATCCGGGCCCAGTTCCGGTACCGGGAGCTGGTCAAGCCAGCTCCCAGGCCTGTCGAGGTCAAGTACCTCGGCAAGCAGCCGTGCCCGGTCTGTCGCAAGGCGTTCGAGACGACGACCAAGGGCACCGTCTGGGCGCACTACAGCCGGTACTTCGACGACGACGGCTGGCACGACGGCAGATGCCCCGGTTCAGGGATGAAGATCGAGATCAACGAGAGAGGACACGAGGATGCGTAAGACGAGTGCACGGAAGATCACGGTCAAGCCCGCCGCGAAGGCGCCCGAGCCCCGCGTCCGCGATCTGTGGGAGATCGCGCAGGAGATCCGCCGGGAGTGGCAGCGGCCGTACTTCGGGGCCGTGCCGTACATCGACGCGATGAACAGCCTGCGCGGCGTCGACCAGCTCTACGGCGTGGAGCCCGGCGTGCACATCGTCCGCTACTTCCTGGCCAACGCCGGGTCGTGGCGCGGCGAGACCGCCCGCCGGATCAAGGACGAGCTGCGGTCCATGGTCGACAAGAAGGGCGCCAGGTCATGAGCAAGAAGGACGCGGCGCCCGCCCCGGTCTCGTTCGTGGAGATCACGGACTGCTGCTGCGGGTCGGCGCACCGGATGAAGCGGACGGCCTGGGAGAAGTTCCAGCGCGAGATCAAGGGCAAGCTGCCCACGGTGCCGGTCGGCGGCGGCCTGGCCGCCTGGCGCGTGCCGCGGATCTACATCGCCTGCCACGGCATCATCTCGGGTGATCTACCGGCCCTGGCCGAGCAGTACGGATGGGCGGAGGTCTGACCGTGGCGATTCCGTGCCCGTGGAAGATCCACTGGGGCGTGGGCCAGGAGTCCACCACGCAGTGCGGCCGGGACCGGCACATCGGCGACGACAGCCACCGTGGAATGCACCCCAACGAGGCGTCTCCGGAGGGTTACACGCTGATAGCGTGGCACGCCGGAGACCGCCGCGAGTACGTCGGCCCCTGGCCGGGTGAATGTTCGAAGACGGCCGGGTGCGTCCTGCACACCGGCCACCACGGAAGGTGTGCGACATGACCGAGCTCGACGCCCGCACGAAGCTGCGGATGGTCCGTACCGGGCTCGTGGAGGGTTCGCCCACCATGCTCGTCTACAACCTGGCGACCGCCGCGCTGGCCGAGTCGGACGCCGAGATCGCCAGGCTGAAGGACGAACTGGCGGAGTCGCAGAACCGTGCGGTGCTGCACGCCACCGGCGCGCAGTGCGAGGTGATCATCGCATCCGCCGTGGCCGATGCGGAGGAGCCCGGCACGCTGCTGCGCTCGACCGACGACACCCGCACCTGGGAGCGCACGGCCGCCGGATGGCAGCTGCGCTAGAGTGTGCCCACAGAAGGCCCGGACCGCCGTCCGGGCCTTCGCTGTGCCTGGTCATCTGTCCGCAGTGCGCTATGCTCGAACCGACCTTGTCCTCAGGCGGTGGGAGATTCGATCATGAGCATCAGCAGCATCATCGGCGACGTCAAGCGCGTCCTCAGCGAGATCGACGGAGACGCGGCCCGCGTGGCCGAGGTAGCCCTGGCGGACCTCAAGACCGAGGCGGACCGGGTGCACGTCGCCGTCAGTGGTCTGCTGTCGCAGGCCAAGGCCGACGCCGAGACCCTCGTCACGGACGCCGAGCCCGGTCTCAAGGCCGCAGTCCAGGCGCTCGTGTCCAAGCTCGAGGCCGACGTGCAGGCCGCCCTGGCCTCGCTGGCCGTCAGCGGTCTCTGACCGGCCGGAGGCACGGCGATGACATTGAAGTACCCGGACGTCTCGAACTTCCAGGGCAACATGGCCCTGACGGCCGGAACCCCGGCGTGCATCGCGAAGGCCTCCGAGGGCACGACGTATAAGGACCTGTACTACGCCCACTTCAAGGCCGAGGCCGCGCGCGTCGGCGCCGTGTTCGGGGCGTACCACTTCCTGCACGCCGGGAACGCCTCGGCCCAGGCGGCGAACTGCTTCGCCGCCGTCGGCCGCGACGTGCCACTGATGGTGGACGTCGAGCCAACGGCCGGGTCCAACCCGATGCTCTCGGACCTCGTCGCGTTCCGCGACGCGTACCGCAAGCTCGGCGGCCTGGTCCGGCTGAACTACCTGCCGCACTGGTACTGGTCGGGCACCATGGGCTCGCCGTCGCTGGCGCCGGTCTCGGACCTCGCCCTGGTCTCCAGCAGCTACACGGCGTACAGCGACACCGGCCCTGGATGGGCGTCGTACGGCGGCCTGGCGCCGCAGGTCTGGCAGTACACCAACGTGCAGCCGTACAGCGGCCAGTCCGTCGACTTCAACGCGTTCCGCGGCACCGTCGCCCAGTTCAAGGCGCTGCTCGGGCTGGTAAGCCCGCCTCCGCCGCCTCCGCCTCCCCCTCCGATTCAGGAGACTGATATGACGCACATCATCAGTGTCACCCCCGACCCGACCAACCCAGGGGGCGGCGGTGCCGGGCTGTTCCTCGTGGACGGCAACCGGGTGTCTCACATCGACACCAACGAGTACGCGGTCCAGCTCGTCGCCCGGTACGGCGGGGAGCTGACCGCCGCCCCGGCCGACTACGAGGCGCACCTGTCCGCCATGGCCGTGGCACAGGTCACGGTCGACGCCACCGCGCTGGCCGCCTCGATCGCCGCCGCCGTCAAGAGCGCGCTGATGGACCCGGCGCTGCTCGCGGCACTGGGCGCCGCGGTGGCGCACGCCGAGGCGGTCCAGGAGCACAACGAGACCCCGGCGAGCTGACATGACGACTAACGAGATGCGGCTGCCCGGCAAGTACGGTCGGAAGCCGAACGACCCGGTCCGTCCGCGGCTCTACCTGTCCGAGTCCCTGACCGGAGTGGTGCCCGCGTACCCGACCGCCGACGACTACCTGGCCGGTCTCAGCGGCTGGCAGATGCTCGGCAACGACCAGTACGGTGACTGCGTCGCGGTCACCTGGGCGAACCTGCGCAGGCTGACCACGGCCAACCTGTCCACCGAGGTGTACCCGTCCCTGGCTGAGGTCGAGGCGGTGTACCGGACGCAGAACCCTGCGTTCCCGTCCGACGACAACGGCATGGACATCCAGACGCTGCTTGAGTACCTGGTGTCGACCGGCGGACCCGACGGGGTCAAGGCGCTCGGATTCGCTGCAGTCGACTACACGAATCCGGACGAGGTCAAGGCCGCCATCGCGCTCTTCGGCGGCGTGTGGGTGGGCCTTGACGTTACGTCGGCCAACGAGGACGAGTTCGGTAGCAACCAGCCGTGGGACTACGTGCCCGGCTCGCCCGACGTCGGCGGGCACAGCGTGCTGGCCGGTGGCTACGGCGCCTCCGGCGGGTCCGCGCAGCTCGGCGGCGACGAGAAGTTCATCACCTGGGCGCAGGAGACGTCGTTCACCGACGCGTTCTGGTCCAACCAGGTCCAGGAGTGCTGGGTCGTGGTCTGGCCGGAGCACCTGGGCTCGCACGAGTTCCTGGCCGGTGTCGACCTGGCGCAGCTCGCCGCCGACTACACGAGCATCACCGGCAAGCCGTTCCCGGCTACGGTGCCCCCGGCGCCGCCGGTCCCGACGCCTCCCGTGCCACCGACTCCTACTCCGACCCCGACGCCGACTCCGCCTCCCGTGCCGACGCCGACGCCCCCGGCGCCGCCGGAGGGGTTCGTGCAGTGGCTGGTCGACCGGGTGGAGCACCTGCTCGCCGAACTGAAGAAGTGGCTGTGAGACCCGGCGACGTCTGGGCCGTGGACGCGGCCGGGATCGGGCGCATCCCCATCATGATCGGGTCGTGGCTGACCGGGCACCGCGCCCCGGTCGATCACGTCGTCGTCGCGCACCACATGGACAAGAACAACGTCTGGTGGGGCATCGAGGGCCGTCCGTCCGGCGTCGGCTGGGTGGACATGGCCACCTACCTGACCACGCCGAGCCAGCTGAGGCACGCGCGCGGCAACAGCATCCAGCCTCGGTCGGACGCGCAGAACCAGGCCGTGTGCAAGCTGATGGAGGGCATCCTCGGCACCGGGTACGACTGGGTCGGCGGCATCGTGGCCGACTTCGACAACGTCCTGCGCGCCGACGAGCTGGCCAAGCTGATCGATCACTGGTGGGGGTGGGACGACAACGTCGCCCGGCCGCCGCACGTCGTCTGCTCCAGCGCGGCGGCGTGGGCGTACGGACGGCTCGGGCTGCTCAGCCCGGCCCGTAGGGAAGAGATGGTCACGCCCGGCGACTGGTGGGACTTCAACGAGCAGTGGCAGTGAAAGGAAGAACCCTGATGGGGCAGTACACCGACGAGCAGCTGCAGGCAGACCACGAGGCGACCGGGCACACCGCGCCGCGGGTCACGCCCGACCACATCGACAGCAAGATCGCCGATGAGTGGTACTGGCAGCCCGAGGGCACCACGATGACGGTCTGCATGCTGACGCTGGCCAACGGCTTCTACGTCATCGGACATGCCGCCTCGGCCTCCGCGGAGAACTTCGACGTGACGATCGGCCGCAAGCTGGCCAAGGACAAGGCCCGCGAGCAGATCTGGGCGCTCGAGGGATACCTGCTGCGCCAGAGTCTGTACGACCAGGAGACGCCCCAGTCCTTCGTCCCCGACTCCGCCGAGGGCGACCGATGACAACCGGCCGCGGAGAGATCTCGGCAGGCTTGCCCGGCCACACAGACGAGCAACTGACCGGCCGAGTCTGGCTCACCCAGGCCCGGGGCACGTGGCCGATCCAGGTGCACGTGGTCGAAAGCCAGGTCATCACCTGGCTGAAGAACAACCCCGCCGGAGTCGCATGGGAGTACGAGCTGACCCCTGTGCGCCGCGTCGAGGTCATCACGCACGAGCCGTGCCTGGACGATTATCGGGTCGACCGGCACATCGAACCAGCGAAAGAGGAGAAGATCTCGTGACGGACGATCCGCGCCTCGCCGATCTCGGGGCGTACACCCCGGAGCAGCGGCTCACCCCCGGTTACGGGGACCACTATCTGTTCCTGGTCGGCCGCGACGACGTGCACGGGATCCTGCTGAAGCTGCTCACCGGCGAGACGATGGGCCTGAAGCTGAACATGTTCGGGTACGACGACGAGGATCTGAACGCGGTGATCCTCGAGCTGATGTCGAACCCGAACATCCGCGTGCAGGGCACCCTCGACAAGTCGCAGGCTGGCGGCGTGCACGAGCGCAAGATCCTCGCCAGCGACGTGGCCAATCACCCGGACTTCTTCAACTCGTTCGCCGTCGGCATGTCCGAGACGCACCAGATCAGCCACACCAAGGGCGGCGTCCTGGTCGGCCAGGGCATCGGCTTCGAGGGCTCGACCAACTGGTCCGCCTCCGGCGAGGGCACCGGGATCATGGTCGCCGATCCGACGCGCAAGCCGAAGCCCGGCTACAAGGCGCAGAACAACACCTTGCTGGTCAGCGCCAACCCGGTGTTCCTCGCCAGGTTCGCCGCCCGGCTGGACGCGGAGCACATGACAGCCGTCCAGCAGCAGCACATCGTGGCGATCGGCGAGGCGGTCAAGGCGCACGGCGCCTGAGGTATAGACCGGTGTCGTTATCCGGAGCCAGGTGAGACCGCGGACGTCGGTATCCGCGGTCTCTTCCTCTGATCGGCAGACAGGAGGCATCCTGATCACATGGCGAGCCTCCTGAAGGAATGGGCCCGGCGGCTGGACCCCAACACGGTCGTCGAGTCCGCTCGTGCGCGCTGGCGGCGCGACGCGCGCCCGGAGCAGACCTTGCCCGAGGGCGACTGGCGCGTGATCTACTTCCAGGGCGGCCGTGGCAGCGGCAAGACCAGGTCCGGATCCTCGGGTCTCGCCGAGATCATAGAAGACGACCACGAGTTGCACAGTGAGTACGCGATCATCGCGCCCACCTACCGGGACGCCTGGACGGTGTGCGTCGAGGGCGAGGCAGGGATTCTCAAGGCGCTCGGCACGACGGCGGGCGAGGTCAAGCACGGTCTGTCCCGCACGGTCGAGTACGCGTACCGCAGCTACGGCGAGATCGGGCTGCGCAGCGGCCACGTGATCTACGTCGACTCCGCCGACGACGGCGCACTGCGGGTCCAGGGCAAGAACCTCAGCGCGGCGTGGTGCGACGAGATCGGCCTGTGGAAGCGCTGGAAGGTGGCCTGGGAGGAGTCGATCAGGTTCGCGGTCCGCAAGGGCGAATCCAAGATCATCGTCACCGGCACGCCCAAGGCGTCCCGACCGGCCCGCGCACTGGTGCGGCGCCTGATCAAAGCCAGCCGCGGAGACGACGAGTTCGCCGACGGCCCGGTGATCGTGCGTCGGCTGAAGACCACGGACAACATCAAGAACCTGTCCGAGGCGTTCGTCCGCTCCGTCGTCGGCATGGCCAAGGGAACCCGGCTCGAACGCCAGGAGCTCGAGGGCGAGCTGCTCGACGACGTGGCCAACTCGCTGTGGACCCGCGAGACGCTCAACGCCGCGCAGTGCCCGGCCGTCGGCGCGGACGGCGGCCCCGACTACCTGACGTCCGTGCGCATCGGGGTGGACCCGTCCGACGGCAGCGAGGAGTCCGACGAGCAGGCATACACCGTGGCCGGGCTCGGCCCGCACCGCGACGAGGTCTACGTGGTCGAGTCCTGGGGCGGCCAGGAGGCACCGGCGCCGTTCGCCAAGCGCTTCCTGATCCGGGCCGCCCAGCTGGACGCCACGGTCGTGGTGGAGAAGAACCACGGCGGCCAGTGGATGATGGACCTGATCGAGCAGATCCAGAAGGATCTGCTGAAGAGCGGCGTGCTCAAGAAGCGCGTGCGGGTGGAGAAGGTCCACGCGAGCGAGTCCAAGCGCACCCGCGCCGAGCCGCTGTCCGGCCTGTACGAGCGCGGCGTGGTGAAGCACGCCGGAGGCCCGTTCGTCGACCTCGAAGATCAGATGGCCACCTTCACCGGCGGCAAGGACGAGCGGTCCCCGGACCGGCTCGACTCCCTGGTGTGGTGCTGCCACCCGTTCCTGTCGATGAGCTTCGGGCCGGTGCAGCGCGCGCTGGTGGCGAAGTGGACGCGCCAGGGCGGAGAGCTGGCGAACGCGGTGCCCCTGGAGCGCGAGCGCGGCGGAGACCCGATCGCCCCGCCGCAGCAGGAGGAGTCCACCGTCCCGCGCGGGCTGCGCGCCCGGCTGCGCCACGAGTCGGCCATGTCGGACGGATTCGACGGCCTGGACGAGTGGGGTCCGCAGGACCCTGACGACGTGCACGAAACCAGCGGGCGCGGCAACGTGCGCTCGTGGTCTTCGAGCTCATCGCCGCTCTGACCTGTCAGCGCTATCCTTCAACCATCGATCACCAGCGGAGGAGCACCGTGGCAAAGGGACAGGGTGGATTCAACGCGGTGCCTCCGCCGACGGACGGCAGCTCGGCGAAGATCTTGGCGTTCCCGGACATCAAGACATCGTCCAAGCGCGAGCTGCTCGGCAAGGAGATGGGCACCCAGTTCGACCTGGGGCAGCGGCTGTTCGCGTGGTACGGCGAGGGCGACGTCTTCGACTACGGGGAGTACACCGCCCGTGATATGAAGGCGATGTTCCGCAGGGACGGCATCTGCTCGGCCGTCGAGTCGGTGCTCACCCTGCCGATCCGCGAGGCCGAGGTGTCGATCGAGCCGTCCAAGGGCGACCAGGGCGAGACCGATTTCGTGAACAGCGTGATCAGCACGCCGGACATCGAGGGCGGCATGTCCACCCCGATCCGCGAGCTCGTCGGCCAGGTCACCAGCGCCCAGGTATACCGGCGCGCGTTCTTCGAGAAGGTGTGGAAGGTCCGCGAGTCCGACGGCAGGGTCGTCTACGACAAGATCGCCTTCCGGCCACCGGCCACCTGCCAGGCGCGGTACAACTCGCGCACCGCGGTGCCGAACGGCTTCCGGCAGCAGGTGTGGCTGTTCGGCGGCAACCTGATGCTCACCAAGGAGCAGAAGGTCCCCGGCTACGTCGACATCCCCAAGGTGCGGTCCTACATCCACACCAACGGCAAGCACCGCGAGCCGCTGATCGGCGTGTCCGAGATGGACGTCAGCTACTGGGTGTATCAGACCAAGATGAAACTGCTGTTCCTCTGGTACTACTTCCTGGAGAACCAGGCGATGCAGAGGATCATCGTCTACGGGAACGACCAGCCCGAGGCCAACGCCAGGGCGGACGACATCTCCCAGCTCAAGGGCGCCGGAGTGGTCGGCCTGGTGCACCCGACCGACGGCAAGAAGGCCTTCGAGACCATCCCGCAGGGAACCAACGTCGGCGCGTTCTTCTCCGAGGCCATGATGTTCCTGGAGGGCTGGCAGACGCAGTCGGTCTTGGCCGGGTTCATGGGCCTGGTCAGCGGCGGAACCGGCGGCAAGGGCGCGTACTCGCTGAGCCAGGACCAGAGCGCGTTCTTCCTCAAGTCACGGCAGGCCGTGGCCAAGGAGATCGCCGAGTCGCTCACCTACGACGTCATCCGTCCGCTGGTCATGCTGAACTACGGCCCCGGAGCTGCGTTCCCCACCTGGCGGTTCGGCCCGTTGCAGGACGAGCAGCTCCAAGCGCTGCTCACCCTGTTCGGACAGCTGGCCGCGGCGCCCGCGCTGCACATCCCCGTCCCGGTGCTCGACCTGATCACCGAGCGGATGGCCTCTATCCTGCAGCTGCCCATCGACCAGGTGCACCAGGCGCTGGTCTCGACCGTGCAGCAGCGGTCCGAGCAGCTGTCGTCCCAGCCACCGCCGGGGATGCCGCCGTCGGCGGCGGGCGGCCTCGGAGCGGTGCAGGGCCTGGTCGGCGCGGCGCAGAACCTGACCAAGCAGGCCGCCCAGAAGCAGGGCGGCGTGCCCGAGGGGCTGCGCGGCGTACCGGCCGGACCGCCGACACCGCCTCCGGCACCGTCCCGCCTCGGAGCGGGCGGCCAGGCTCCGCCCAGGCCATGACCACCACCACACAGCCGCAGCAGCAACAGCAGCAGGGACAGCAGGTACCGCCCCCGCCGCCACCGCCGGTCTACACCGGGCCTAGCGACGCGACCCTGGCAGCGGCGGCCACGGCGGCGCTGGGAGTGGCCATAGGCGGCCCTGCGGCCGTCGCTCTGCTGGCGCGGATGTACATCCAGGCGGGCATCGACCAGCTGACCCTGCACGCGGCGGCCGAGGTCGTCATGTCCATGCCTCCCGAGGTGACCGGCATCGCCGGACCGGCCACCATGCAGATCGACCGGCTCAACCGGGTCCGGCGCGGGCAGATGTTCCTCTCGATCGCCCGGCGCGTCTCCGCCGACGTGAAGCAGGCGCGCGCGCAGGGCGAGAGCGTGGCGCAGGCGCTGCTCGACGCGGTGCAGCGCGAGCGGCGGTACTACGGCATGCACCGGGACGCGATGTGGAACCGATCCAAGGCCGCGATGGCCGTCGACATGGCGGCGATGCAGTACGGGCTGCTGCTCGGCTGGCGCGCCCACGACGACGACCGGGTCACCCCGGACTGCCTGGCGGCCGACGGGAAGAACTTCCGGGCCGACGCGATGCCGCTGATCGGGTTTCCCGGCACCGTGCACGCGAAGTGCCGGTGTACGCCGGTCAAGCCGTTCCCCGGCGCGCGGCTGCTGCCGTCCGCCTGACGAAGGAAGGTGCGTTGTGGGAATTCCGCTGGTCATCGCAGAACTCACCGGCGAGTACCAGAGAAACCTGCGCCGGTTCACCTGGGGCAGCGCAAGGGACGGCGGCAACACGTGCCCGGGCCGTTCGACGGCCACCTGGCAGGCCGGGCACGACGCCTTCACAGTGATCGGCAACGTTCCGGAGTCCGAGTCCAAGCTGGTCCACGGGGACAACTGGACACACGACGACCACCGCTGGCCGGAGCAGTGCGCGCACTGCGGGTACCGGTTCGCGGACACCGACGAGTGGCAGCGCAACGACAACGCGCTCTACCGGCGCCCGGACGGCGTCGAGTTCGTGCTCTGGGGCGATATAAGCCAGGTCCCAGCCGGTACGATGTGCCGCCTGCCGTGGGCCGACCATTACATGTCCGTCCGGCACCCGCAGCACGTCGAGTCGTGGCGCATCCAGCTGCCGGACGGCGGCGAGTGGGTCACCAGCCAGGCGGCCAGTGGCGGCGGGTTCTGGACAGTCAACGGAACTCCGCCGATGATCGACGTAACCCCGTCCATCTGGCACAGCCAACCGAGCGGCTGGCACGGGTTCATCCGCAACGGCGAGCTCATCCCCGCTTAGGGAGGGAACCGTGACATTCGCACGCAAGACACCCGTACCGCTCTCGCAGCTCAAGCAGCGTACGGCCAGTGGAATGCGGTCCCTGGCCGGGAAGATCGACGAGGAGCTGCCCGGCATGGCCGCGCCGCAGCACCTGCGCGACGCCGCGCACGCGCTCGAGTCCGGTAACCACGACGGCGCCAAGCGGCACCTGCAGGCTGCCATGCACACCATGACGCCGATGTCGCTGATGCGCCACGGCGTCCTGGACGACGACGGGCAGTCGAAGGCCAAGGTCAACATGGACCTGATCAACAGGCACCACCTGCTGGTCAGCGACCTTCAGGACGGCGAGAGTCACAACGAGTCGGTCAAGGCCACGCCTGCCACCTTCACCCAGCCCAGCAACCTGCCGCTCGGCAGCTCCATGAACCCGACGAAGCTCCCCGGCGCGGCCGGGCCGGACGGCGGGCCCGGCTTCCCCAAGTCGACGAAGGCCGCCATGGTCCCGGCCCCGAAGCAGAATACCGGCACCGACCGGGCCGTGGCCGGTGGACCGAAGGCGCCGAGCCGGACGGAGACGCAGCTCCCGGGGCGCCCGATGCCGCAGGCGGTGCTGTCCTGGTCGGACCTCGACCGGCTGATCGAGCTGTCCACCCGCACGGGCATGCTCGCGGTCACGCCCGCGCCCTACGGCAAGCCCGGCGGGCCGGGACTGTACGGGGTCAAGGGCCAGAAGCACTCCGATTACTTCGAGCAGATCGTCAAGGCCCTGATGGACAAGCGGGGCATGAGCAAGGGGCAGGCGTCGGCCGTGGCCTGGGGCGCGCTGCGCCGGTGGCGGGCCAAGAGCAAGCACGGTGAGGTCCGTGCGGCGGCGGCCGGAGCCCTGGCCGACGAGGCCACCAAGCACGGACACGCGCACTCGATCACCTGGGGCGACGTGGTCCGGCAGATCGAGCTGACCGGCACCGCGGCCGGAGCGGCGCAGGACCCGCGCACTGTGCTGGGGACGTTCGGCAGTGGAGGCTCCGCGCCCGCCGGTGCGCAGACAGCCCAGCAGAAGGCCGCGAAGAAGGCGCAGCTGCTGGCCCAGGCCGCCCAGGACCGTGCGCTGGCCGCCGAGTACGGCAAGATGCTCGTCGCGCTCGGGAAGGCGAAGGCCGCGACGGCGAAGAAGGCCGCCACGGCCACCGCGGCGGCGACCGCGGCCGGTGCGACCGGAAAAACCGCGTCCGCCACCCCGGCGAAGAAGACTACCCCGGCTAAGCAGACCCCGGCGAGCATCGCCCATGCGAAGTTCAAGGCGGCGACGTCGGGCATGAGCAAGGGCGACCAGGGCAAGTGGCTGCAGCAGCAGGTCAAGAGCACGCTGGCCCAGGCGGCTGCGCTGACCAAGCAGGCGGCGGCACTGTGAGCATCAGCAGCCAGATGAACACGGGCGCCAAGGACGTCGGCGGCGCGCTGCACGACCTGCCACCGGTGCCCGCCGACCGGGCTGCGGTGGCGATGTCCACCGCGCACATGGTCAACGACATCGGCAACGAGCTGGCACACGCCGAGGAGCGCATGAAGGCCGCGCGCAAGTCCGGCGGCGACATGCGCCGCTACCACACGCTGCACTACGACAACCACCTGAAGTCGGCCATGGAGCAGGCCGAACTGCTCAAGGACAACATGATGGCGCACTACCCGGCCGAGGCGGCCGAGTGGGCAGCGCTGAACCAGGTGATGGACCTGGCGGGATACAGCCTGAACAAGCGGTCGGGAATGATCTCTCTGGACATTCCGCCGGGGACGATCCCAACGACGCCGAACGGTGTCGAGGACCACCACATCACGGTGGTCTACCTCGGCAAGGACGTGGACGACGAGGCATACGCCGAGGCGTGCCGCCGGGCCCGGGAGGCGGCGTTCGCGATGCCCGGCCCGCTGTCCGGCACGGTCGGCGGGGTGGGTACGTTCCCGCCGGACGACGAGGGCATGACGCCCGCGTGGGCCGGTGTCGTGCTGCCCGGGGCGGAGCGCATCCGCAGCGCGCTGGAAGACCTCTCCGCGAGCCAGCACAAAGACTGGCGGCCCCACGTCACCCTGGCGATGCTGGACCCCGGCGAGCCGCTGCCGGACCCCGTGCCGCCGACCCCGGTGACGTTCACCCACCTGACGGTGCACCGCGGCTCCGACGTGATGCGGTACCCGCTCGGCGGCGGGCCCGTGGAGATGTCGAAGTCGGTCAACCCGGTGACCAAGGCCGCGTCGTTCGCCCACCTGCTCCAGACGATCAAGTACGACGGGGCGCACGCCCGGCGGCACTCCACCGCGATGCTCGCCGACACGGATGACAAGGCCTGGAACTTCGACGCCGACCACGCCGAGAAGCACACGCACGGCGCGCACGAGCACGCGCGCAAGCTCGCCGAACATATCGCCGATAACTATCCGCAGGAGGCCGGTTTCCTCAAGGAGCTGACAAAGAAGGAGGATCTGTCGATGGAGAACATCTCCAGCCAGGCCCTGGCGCTGTCGTTCGACTCGTCCGTGCACCCCCGGGGTCCGAACGGCCGTTTCGTGCACATGGATTCCTCGTACCACGCCGCCTCGCACTCCTCGGGCGGGGTCCGCATCAGCGCTCCGCACACGGCCTCGATGCGCGCGCCGCACGCGCCCAGCGCAGCGCCGCCCCCGGCATCGATGCGCGCTGCGTCCGCGTCGAACGTGAAGGTGGCGGCGAGCGTCTACACGCAGCAACGGGTGTACACCGACAAGGAAGTCGGCAAGGCCCTGGATGAGATCAAGAAGCTGCGCGATCAGGTGGAGGGTGAGAAGCACACCGAGCCGAGGGCCAGGCTGGCGGTGCGGATCGGGGTGCTGACCGTCGGAGTGGTCATCGCCGCGCTGACGGCCGGAGCCGCGCTGCCGGTCAGCGTCGCGCTCGCGATCCCCCTGCTGCACGGCGTCGCCGGTGAGGTCGCCGAGTTCCACGTGGCGGCCCGGGGCAAGGGCGCGAGGTTCGTCGCGCACCCCCTGCAGACGCTCAACCCCCGCAGGCCCAATCCTCAGCAGCTGTCCAACGAGCCGGGCGACGTGACCGAGCAGGCCATCGAGGTGCTGGCCACCGTCCTGATGAAGGAGGGCCTGAGCCCCGACGTCGCGCAGCAGACGGCCCAGTCGATGGTCGACCAGTGGATGCAGACCGAGGGCTGGCGGCTGACGCAGGCACCTTCGCCGGGCAACATCACCGAGCAGATCAACACCATCCAGTTCGCCGACGAGTCCTCGGAGCCGCCCCCTTTCCGCAGTGGTGAGTCCGGCACCATAACCGGCCAGGCCGTCGAGCTCGGCAAGTTCCAGGACAACTGGATGCACGAGATGCGCGGCGCGCACGGCGAGTGGTCGCGCTCGCCCGGCGGGCCGAGCGGATCCCCCGAGCCCGCGTACAAGGTGCCTCCGCACGCGCGGCTGATCAATCCGCGCTCGTCGTATCCGGACCCGTCCGACCACCCGTTCTTCAAGGCGCACCCGATGAAGGCGGAGCACGTGCTGCACGCCTACTCGATGGCCAGCGAAGGGCAGAAGGCGCAGGGCATGCGCTGGTACGCAGACGCCGGTCTGGTGGCCGGGGCCATCGCACACGGCGACCAGCACAAGGGCGCCGGTCTGCTCTCGGCCTACTCGCCGCAGACCTCCTGGCCGGTCAACATGTTCAACGCGGCCCGGTCGGTCGAACTGGGACGGCCGATCGGACCGGGCGAGGGCACGACCGCCATGACATCGCACGCCAACGCCGCACAGAAGATCATGGACGGCAAGAGCTTCGACGAGGCCCTGCCCGCGCCCAAGACCAACGCGTTCGCCAAGCTCATCGAGCAGAAGGGCGAGGACAGCCCGCACGACCCGTACGGCGAGGTGGTGATCGACCGGCACGCATTGAGCGTGGCGGCCGGTGAGCGTCTCGGCGACAAGGAGAAGCCGCCGATCGGTGACGACCGGTACTACCAGGTCGTCGCAGACGAGTACCGAAAGGCCGCGGTCGCAGCCAGCAAGCGCGAGGGCAGGACGATCAGCCCGAGCCAGATGCAGGCGATCACCTGGCTCGTGCAGCAGTCCGCCAACGACGCCGAGGATGCCGCGAACAAGTCCAGCGCCGCCAAGGGGCGGGCCACCGCCACCGCCAACGCCTGGAAGAAGTGGATCTCCCACGCCCAGGCGAACAACATCCAGACCGCGTCGGGCACCACGGCGCTGTCAATGCTTCACGACGTGGACGACACCCTGGAGATCGCCATGGAGTGGGCTCTCGAGCTCCGGGACGCGAAGGGCCGGTGGACCAAGGGCGGCGGCGGCGGATCCGCGCTAGCCGAGCATGTGAAGCCGGAGGGGTTCTCTCTGGACCCTAAGACGGGCAAGGCGCCGAGCCACGGCTACATGGTGTCCCTGCCCGGACACACTCATCAGTATCCGGATTCTGTCATGAAGGACAAGCACCAGCTGGCCGCGGCGATCGACAAGTTCCTGATGGACGAGCGCGAGGTGTTCAAGAACAACCCCAACGCCCACCTCGGCGGATGGGTGTCTGACGGTAAACTGTGGTTGGACCCGTCGGAGAACATCGCCGACCAGGGCGAAGCGATCAGGGCAGGGAAGGCGCGCGACCAGGTGGCCATCTGGGACGTGGTTGGAGGTAAGGAAATTGACACAGCAGGCACCGGAGGCTCAGTCACCGAGCACTCCGCACCGGGAGTTTTTGAGTATCCCCCCTGGCTACGCGGATATGCCTGAGGACAAGCGCAAGGCCGTGGCCCTGGCGCTGGCGGAGGAGCTGCAGAGCAGGCACCTCCAGCCGGAGGCCGACAGGACCGAGTACGGCGGTTCGTAAGGTACAGATGCCGTTACGCCTGTTAGGCGGTATCATGCCTGCAAACGATCTATGCGCTGATGCGTACAGGAGGCAGGCCGCATGGCGACGTACGCCGGAGCCCCGCCCGGATCAGGAGCCAACTTCGCCAAGCTGAAGGGTGCTCTTGCCGCGAGGGGTGCGAGCAACCCGGGTGGGCTGGCCGCCTTCATCGGCCGGAAGAAGTACGGGCGCAAGGGCATGGCGAAGCTGTCGGCCCACTCGCACAGCAACGCACTCGGTCTCGCCTCGGAAGAGGGCGGCTACAGCCACAGCCACGTCGTGACGCACAGCCACGACTTCGCGTCCCTCGCGCACACGCACGACGGCATGGCGGGCGGCTACAGCCCCCGGGGTGAGATGCGCGAGGGCAGTTCGACGTCCGGCGGTGTCAGCGATGCCGAGAACTGCTCGCCGAAGCTGCGCACCCCGCAGGACGGCGGACAGCACTCGACCGGCTTCCAGGCACAGCGCCTCGGCGTCGGGTCGAAGACCGGCAACTACGGATCCCAGTCCAACACCGGCGGCCGGGCCGTGTCCCTGGCGCAGAAGCTCCCGGTCATCAGTCCGTGGGACATCCTGGTCAGCCGCGCGGCCGACGGCAGCGCGCAGGTGCGCCACCGCCGCGGCGGCATGGACATCGGGACGATCAAGCGCGGGGACGACGGCAGCTGGGCGGCCCAGACCGCCACCGGCGCGAAGCTGACCGGGCACCCGCACCAGCGGTCCGCGCTCATGGAGCTGCTCGGCACCTGGAACGGCGCGGCGAAGGCGCCCGAGAAGGCCGGGGTGCCGTACGCCCAGGCGCCCGAGCAGACCCCGCTGATGGAGAGGTTCGGCGTCCCGGCGATCAGCGCGCTGGCCAACCCGTCGAACTCGGCCGGTGACGGACCGCGCGTCACCTCCATGGGCGCGGGCGGCGAGAACACGGACGGGCTGAGCCCCAAGGGCAAGGCGATCTACGCCAAGCTCAAGGCCCGCGGGTTCCCGCCGGAGCGCGCCCTCGCGTTCGCCAAGCGCGCCCAGAACATGGGCGCCGGTAGTTTCAAAAAGGCGTCTTCGTGACCACGGCCGTCCTGACCCCGTTCACCGGCGCCAGGGCCGTCGAACTGGGCAACAGCATGTGGCGCAAGCGCGTGCTGCCCGTCGGCGATGTCGAGTACAAGGGCCGGATGCTGCACTTCACCAAGGACTACCTGGCCGGTCTGGTCCAGTCCTTCCGCGACCGCGCCTACGACCAGGTCCCGTTCCAGCTGGCCGGGAGCGACAACAGCCACACCAACGACGTCGAGCGGTTCGGCGGCGCGGTCACCGACTTCGAGCTGGGCGACGACGGGCTGTATATCAAGCTCGCGGCCACCGAGCGCGGCGCGCAGGTGCTGAAGGAGAACCCCAACCTCGGGGTGTCCGCCCGGATCGTGGAGGACTACGCGCGCAGCGACGGCAAGTTCTTCTCCGCGGCCGTCCAGCACGTGCTCGGCACCCTCGACCCGCGCATCCCCGGACTGGGCGGCTGGCAGGCCGTCGAGGCGTCCAACGACGTCAACATGGTCCTGGACCTTTCAACATCCGTTTTCACGGGTCAGGAGACAGCAGTGACCGACACGTTCACGACGGAGGAGCGCGGGCGGCTCGCGAAGCTGCTCCAGATCCCCGAAGACAAGATCGACGCACTCGCGGCCATCGCCGGGTCGGAGAACCTGCTGACCGGCGAGGGCGCAGGGTCCACCGAGCTGACCGACGAGGAGCTGGCACAGCTCGTCGGCAACATGTCCGACGAGGATCTGGCCGCTCTCGAGCAGGAGTTCCAGCTCGAGGTCGCCGCCGCTGCGCCAGGGCTGTCCAACGAGGCCGCCATGGCGATCGAAATGGCCAACGTCCGGGCCGACGAGACCGACCGCCAGCTTTCGGTGGTCATCTCCGAGCTGGACACGCAGCGGTACGAGGCCGAGCGGGCGCGCCTGGTGCGCGACTCCGGCGTTCCGCCCTTCATCGTGGAGATGGCCCGCCCGCTGCTCGAGGGCACCGGGAAGACCGTCGACCTGTCGAACGGCAAGTCGGTGGACGCTGGGCAGGTCATGCGCAAGGTGCTCACCGAGTTCGCCAAGGCCGCCAAGATGATGGACATGTCGGTCGAGCTCGGCTCGGCGATGGACGAGCCCATCGACCGCCAGAGCGAGGCAGCGCAGGCCCGTGACGACGTCGTGGGACGCGCCCGCGCCCAGATGTTCGGGATGTAGCGATGGCCCGCTACGTCGTCACCGTGGCAACTCTGGTGGCCGGGTCCGGCTACAACGCCCCGCCCCGGCTGGTCCACAAGAGCGAGGTGCTGGAACTGAACGCGGCCGAAGTCACCGCGATCGGCGCCGGGAACCTGCGTGCGGTGGCCACGACGACCACGCACGAGACATCCGGCGAAAGCTTCGCCGTCAGCAACGGATTCTGAGGAGGAGGCGGAGCCGATGAGCGCGGTTCTCCCGCACTACAAGCAAGGTCCACTGAACAAGCAGGTCTCCACGCTGGTCATCGGCGGTATGATCGTCCGCCCGACGACCATCGGCTCGACCACCGACCTGACCGTGGCACCGTGCCCGGTCGCAGCGGGGTCGTCCCAATATGTACTGGGCGTGGCGGGCAAGGACGCGAACGTCATCTCGGTGCAGACCGGGTCGGCCAACTCGTACGGCCAGCCCGCGATCGACATCAGCGTGCTGGACGACTACACCTCCGTCTACTACGGCGGGGTGGACATTTGGGTCTGGTACAACGGCATCGTCTCCGAGGGTGACCTGCTGACGCACAGCGCCACCACACCTGGCACCGTGATCTCCAACGGCAGCGGCACCGATCCGAAGGTGATCTTCGGTAGGTGCACGCAACCCGGCGGCGTGGCGGCGGGCCAGCTCGTCGCGAACACGCTTATCGGCGGTTCGACCTACTTCCTGGGCCGGGCCCGGATCTTCTAGAGGGGAGTGACAACATGCCTGCAGGCGCTCGCGGATATTCCGACGCACCACGAATCACAGTCAATGAGCTGCTGAAGGATCCGCTGGTCATCCCCGCGTTGATCCTGGACATCACGCAGAACGAGTTCATCGTGGACTCGGTGCTGCGCAACGGAGGCGCCGCGCCCAGCGGCGCCGTGCGGTACTCGGAGTCGACGCCGCTGTACGCGGACGACTACCCCGAGGTCCGGCCCGAGTTCGGCGAGGTCCCGGTCGTTCCGACGTCCATCGGCATCCCGCGCGTCGTGTTCACGCACGAGCGCGCCATGGCGATCATGGTCTCGGACGAGATGCGCCGACGCCAGACCATCGACCCGGTCACCCGCCAGCTGCTCCAGGTCAAGAACACCATGGTCTACTCGTGGAACACCGCGTTCTACTCGGCCGTGGTGGCCAACGCCTCGATCCAGACCCTCGCGGTGTCCAACACCTGGGCCTCGGCCGCGGCGACGATCCGCGCGGACATCGCCCAGGCGTGCTACCTGGTCGAGAACAGCAACATCGTCTCGCCGTCGGGTGTCACGCAGTGGCTCGGCTTCGAGGCCGACACGCTGATCATCAACCACGCGACGAAGAACACGCTGCTGCAGTCCTCGACCTTCGCCGCCCCGTACATCGGCGACATCGCGTCCGAGAACCTGCTCTACACGGGCGTGCTGCCGCAGAAGATCTTCAACCTGGACGTGCTGGTCTCCCGGCAGGTCCCGGCGGGTAACGCGATCGTCATGCAGCGGCACCGCGCCGGTTTCTACGCCGACGAGCTGCCGTTCCTGGCCGGTCCGCTCTACCGCGACGAGCCGCGCAAGACCTGGCGCTCGGACACCCAGCGGGCCAGCGCCATCGGCCTGGACCAGCCCTACGCTGTGTGCCTGTTGAGTGGTGTGTAGGATGACGAATCCCCTGTACACCTGGCCATTTTCACCGAACTACCAGTTCTGCACGTTGCTGGAAGCGGTAGAGGTCAGGGGCGTCGGGGCCAGTTTCGATCTCGGAGCTACGTACACCAGTTTCTCCATCGTCGGGACTCTCGGCGGCGGCCCGCGTCCCTCGGAGCTGCAGTTCCGTCTGGAAGGGTCTACGGACGGATCGACCTGGTACGACATCTGGGATTCGGGCGCTATCGAGCCGGTAGATGACACGCAGTACGGCCCGTACAGCGCCACAGGGTCGTACAGGTTCATCCGTGGCAATCTGGAGGCGTTCGCCTACGAAACGTCACCTGACCCCACATTCACATTTTGGGTGGAGGCGAACCAGTAATGCCACGTTGGCAAGCGCTCGTAAACATCTCGCTGCCCCGCAAGGGCGATGTCGAGAAGCAGACCGACCTCATCCGCCCCGGCGAGGTGTTCGACGCGGAAGAGGCTCGGGTGGCGAACCTGCTGACCCCGAAGTTCGGACCGCCTCGGATCCGCAAGATCGAGGAGCAGAAGCAGCCGCTGCCGACGATCCTGCCGAGGCAGGTCTCCAACCGGCAGTTCGGCCCCCCGGCCGACGCGCGCCCGGACCCGGCCAAGTCCAGCGCCGTCCAGGTGCTGATCCCGGAGCTGACCGAGCCGCAGCTGGACAGCGAGACGAAGGCGGCCACGACGGAGGCGCTCGACATCCCGCCGAGGCGTGCACGGACCACGGCGGGTGCCGGGACGGGAAACTGATCCATGGCCTCGTCTGGGATCCCGAGTGAGCCGCTGGCCTCCCCCGTCACATGTCCGCGATGCGGCAAGCCAGTACGGCGCAACCTGCTCAACATCGACGGCACGCACTTTAGGTGCTCCGGCTGCGAGTGGCAGTTCACGCCCGGGCTCGTGACGGTCGGCGCGGCTCCCGGTGTCCCGGCCAGCGGTACGGCCACCACGAACCTGGTGACCAACACCAAGGGCTCGATCGTCATCGTCACCCTGTCCACGTTCACGCTGACGTTCGTCTACGTGAACGGCGTGCAGGTCGGCACGACGAACGCGGCCTACGCGGTGCCCGCTGGCGGGACGATATCGGTCACGTACTCCGTGGCCGGTACCTGGACGTGGGTGCTGCCGACCAGCAACGGCTCGGTGGCCGCGGGCGCGCTCGCGCTGCCCATCGCAGCCGGTGGCGCCGCGTTCACCAGCGGCGAGCAGCTGTACGTCTCCGACGGCGCCCTGTCCGAGATCGTGACCGTCGGCCCGAGCTCGACCGGCACGTCCATCGTGATCGCCGGTAACGGCTTCGCGAACGCCCACGGCACGGGCAAGAGCTTCGGCGACCTCGTGCTCACCTCCGCCTACTCCGGAGTCGGAGTAGGCGAGGCGGTTCCGGCACCCCCGGGCTGGGGGTTCTGATGGCGATCAACCGATACCGACTGACGTCGAAGGTGACGCTGCCGTCCGGCACGTTCTCCCATGACGACATCAGCTCCGGCACGCCGTCCGTCACGCCCGGCGTGGGCGCCCCTGCCAACTTCGGCACCGGGAGCTACGCCCAGGGCGTGGGGGTGTACGGAAGCGGCGCGGGCACGGTCGCCGGATCGACCACCTGGCTGGCCGGTATGGAGCTGCTGCTCGACCCGACCGGCACGCTCTACACAGCGATCGGCGCGGGCAACCTCGTGCAGATCACCGCGGTCGACGACGTCGGCCACTCCGGCCTGAGCAACTGAGGGGAGCGGACATGCCAGCAGCAACGAAGGCCCAGCAGCCGGACGACGACGGATCCGGACAGAAGGCGGCGGTCCCGGACCCCCGCGACGAGAAGATCGCCGAGCTGGAGAAGCAGCTGGCTGAGGCCCGTCGTCCTGCGGGATTTGTCCCGGCCGCCGGGCAGGCCTCGGTGCGTCTGAAGGTCGAACCGCCGCACGCGGCGATGCACTACGCCGGTCACGTCATCGGGACCGAGTTCACCGAGGTGCCCGCGAGCATCGCCGCCGCACTCATGGCGGGTGCGGCCGACGCAGGCGTAACCCTCACTCAGGACCAGGAGGGCTGACATGTCCGGACCACCGCTCACTTATGCGCCGCCGAACTACACCACGACCAACGTCGTGTACGGCACCGGCATCCTGTTCACCGCGGCGACAGGCACCGCGGTGCCGTCCGACCAGAACCTGGGCGTGGGGTCCTCGTGGACGGGCCTGGGCTGGGCGTATGTCGGATCCACCGAGGCCGGTGTCACGGTGACCTTCAACCCCACCACGCAGGACATCTCGATCGAGGAGCAGCCGACGCCGGTCGGCGTGGCGGTCACCACGGCCAAGATGGAGATCACCACCTCCATGTCCGAGGAGACGCTGTCCAACATCAGCCTGGCCTACGGCAACGCGGGCACCATCGCGGTCACCGCGCCCGGCGCTGGCCAGCCCGGCAAGTCGGTGCTCACGCTGTCCACCAGCCTGGCCAACGTGGCCGTGGCGGTCGTCGGCAAGAACCTCTACGGCTTCGCCCGGGTCGTCTACATCCCCACCGTCGTCTCGGCTGGCCAGGTGCAGACCGCGTACCGGCGCGCCGCACAGCAGCGCCTGTACCCGCTGACCCTGTCGGCGATCTGCCCGTTCAACCAGATCACGTACACCGACCTGACCGCGGTGGCGACGTCGTAATCGACGGCGCCCAGACAACAGGGAGCTGAGATGTCGATACCGAGCCCGGCCGTACCGGCCAGTACCACCAAGGTCGCCAACAACACCGGCCAGTATGCGCAGGTCACCCTGGCCGGGTTCACCTCGACGTTCGTCTACAGCTACGACCAGTCGGGCAACCAGGTCCAGATCGGCACGACCAACGGCACATACCTGCTGCCCCCGGGCTACTCGATCTCGATCACGTACAGCGTGGTCGGCACCTGGACCTGGCTGGCCTCGTACGAGCCGTACCAGTTCCCGTCGGTGTACGCGGCCGAGAACCTGATCACCGCGCAGGCGTCGCCGAACAGTATCCTTCAGCAGCCGCCGGTGGGCAGCACCTCGCGTTCCCTGGCGGGAGGCACCGGCTGCTGGTCGGGTACCGGCTCGTCGACCGGGCTCGCGATGGGCGTGAGCAACTGATGGCGCCGCGCACGCTGGGAAGCGTCACGGTCCCGTACGTCGTCTGGTGGATCCTCTGGGTGCTGTTCGTGATCTTCATTCTGATCATTCTGGGGATCATCATCCACTCGCTCGGCGGCGGCGACCTCTCCTTCAACGCCGGGCACTTCCACTTTGGCATCGGTGTGTCATGACGACGCTGTACGCGACCCTGGCGGACCTGCGGCTGACCATGGACGGGACCGACGCCGGTTCCGGCACCGCGGCCCAGCTGACGGACGCCCAGCTCAACCTCGCGCTGCAGGCGGCGTCCAACCGGGTCAGCGTGTACGCCGGGAACATCTTCGACGGCTCCTCTCAACAGGCCACGCCGCCGGACATCTTCCACGACCTGACGCTGGACCTGGCGGCGTTCTGGGCGACCGTCACGTACCGCAAGAGCAAGGCCATCGCCCCCGACGACCCGGTCCGGCTGCGCTACAACGACGCGCAGGGGATTCTCAACGCGGTGCGCGACGGCAAGCTGCGGCTCGACATCCGAGCTCCGGGCGGCCCCGGCGAGGAGATCGGGGTAGTGATCAACAACATCCCGAACGTCTTCAACGGCGACGACTCGAACACGGTCTACAACCCGATGACCGGGTTCCTCGAGGCCGACGTGCCCTCGGACATGTGGCGCCCGGGGTACACGGACATGGCCGAGCAGTTCGGCGAGGGGAGCGCCTGGTCCGGATGACTGGCGACTTCAGGGACCGGCTCGACCAGCTGCGGGAGATGACCGGCAGCCGGGAAGGCACGATCCGGGCCAGCGTCGTGGTCGACCAGGTCTACGCCCACTACCAGCACGAGCACCTCGAGTTCCATCACCCGCGCGGAGGACGGGCGAAGTTCCTCGAGCGGCCCTTGATGGAGAAGTACTCGGACTACCTGGCCGCGTACGCGCGCACCGTGTTGCGCAACGGCGGCCAGGCGGCGATGCGCCAGGCGGCCGAGGATCTGTCCGACGAGGTCGAGCTGGGCGCCCCGCGCGAATGGGGCGACCTGATGAAGTCCGGCCATCCGCAGGTCCACCTCGGCGACAGGCCCGTCTTCGACCGGCCGCCGAAGGTGCACCGGCTCACCAAGGAGGAGCTGCGGGCCAAGAGTCGGGCCGTCCTGCGGGCACGGCTGGCGGCCGGACTCACGGTCTACTTCATGCGCCATGGCAAGGTCATGCGCATCCCCGGCAAGAACGAGCCGCACGGGCTGCGGGGCCGACTGTGACCGCGCCGACACAGACGATCATCAACTGGGTCACGTCCCTCGGATGGGACGATACGCAGGAGACCGGATACCCCCTGTACCCGGGTCCGGAGATCAGAGAAGAGCCGGACAAGATCGTGCACATCACCGGGACAGGTGGACCGGGCTATACCACCGAGGAGCCCGCCACCGACGCCTGGAGCTTCCAGGCCCGGGTCCGCGGACCGGCCAACGACGCGCTATCGGCCGAGGCCGCCGCCGACCTGCTCGATACGATGATCCTCAAAGCGTCGTTCCCGACCGTCGTGGACGGTGTGAAGATTCAGAATGTGCATCGGCTGGCGTCACGGCCTGCTCCGCTGCCCCTCGACCCGGCAGACCGCCGCTTCGAGTACACCTGCAACTACGTGATGATCGCGGGAGTGTGACATGGCAGCTCGAGTACTGGTCGCACCAGTCAACTTCAACTCCGGGGCCCTAGGCAGTGCCTTCCCCGTGGCCCCGGCGGCGGGTGTCGACGCCGTGGGCGCCGGAGGCACCGCATTCGCCACAGCCTGGCCGGGCACGATCTCCGGGGTGGAGATCCCGAACAACGGTGAGGTTCTCCTCTACTACGTCTGCGGCGCCACGGCTGGCGGCGTGTGCCAGGTGCTGGTCGGCGAGTTGGTCGGCGCCACCGGCCAGGTGCTACCTGCCACGGCCTATCAGTACACGATCGCCGCCAGTTCTTCCGGCTGGCTCGGCCCCTGGTCACCTGCCACCTTCAACCAGCAGGCACCGGCGAACGTGACGTACGCTGGGGCGATCAACGCGACGGCGCTGACCTCAGCGGCTCAGGGAACCGTGGTGGTCGACTTCACGACCACGACCACCCTGTCCGTCCGGGCGTACCAGCTGATTCCGATCCAGCCGTAGGAGCTGCAGATGCCGAAATTCGACGCCGGGTCCGTAGTCGAGCCACTCGACTACGACTTCACCACGGTGAAGGGATATCCGCACCGCAAGGCCAAGGGTGTGATACCCGAGCCCACCGACGAGAAGATCGCCGCATTCATCGGACACCTGCGCGACTCGATGACCAGTGCGAAGTCACTGGCCGGTGACGGCTCCGGCGCAGTCGAGGACTTCACCGACCCGACGGCGTTCCTCGGCCAGCTCGACAGCTACGACCCGGACAAGTTCCTCAGCGTCTACAGCGGTGTGGCCAGTGCGTACTCCGAGCTGTGCTCGGGTACGCCGTCGCCCGAGGAGATCTCCGCGCTGCCGCTGCGCGTCCGGCTGCGGTTCTTCGCCTGGGTGATGCAGGAGGTGGTTTCCCCGGAAGCCGGAACCGGCGCTGGGACCGCAGCGGTGATTCCGCTGCGTTCGTCAGCCGCCGGGTAATCCTCTGCACTGTACGCCGGTACCTGCAGATCAGCCCGTCCGAATGGGACGCGCTGCACTGGGGTTACAAGCGGATGTACCTGGAGTATCTGGACGAGGACGAGGACATCCCCTTCCGCCTCAACGCTCCCGAGGATGAAGACGCACCAGCTGGCAGCGGCCCGGCGATCCGGGAGGGCGTGGACATCGGCGCTAACGTGCTGGATCTTAATGCCATGCGCGCCGATCTCGAGGAGGCACGTAAGCGGAGAGGTGGTAACGGCTGATGTTCGACGCGGGCAGCATCGAAGCGTCACTCACCGTGCGCCTCGACCAGTTCAACGCGGACCTGGACAAGGCCGAGGCCCGCGTCCGGCGTTTCGAGGCGGAGAAGCATCAGGTCAATGTCGCGGCCGTCTTCGACTCCGCCTCGTTCTCCAAGGCCCGCAAGATGTTCGCGGACCTCGACCAGCAGGTGTCCCGGGACGCCGCGCAGCGGCTGCGCAGCAGCCCGCAGGGCTCCGTTCTGGGCTCTCTTAACGCCCTGTTCTCCCCACACCCTGTGACGGGCTCTCCTACGGCCGCGCAGTCCGGCCAGCAGGGCCAGCTCGGCAAGATGTTCAGCACCCCCGGCGGCGGCGGAGGCAGCGTCGGCGGACCGGCCCCGGCAGCTGCGCAGCAGCGCATGGCAGGTCCGCAGGACGCGGTCCCGGGCGGCGGCGGCAACGCCGGGCAGGCACGCAACGCCGCGGGCCAGTTCGCGCCCAGCCCGTCGCAGCAGCAGCAGCAGAACCAGCAGACCGACAACATGCTGACCAGGATCTTCAGCAAGTTCTTCGGCGGCGGAGGCGGCGCCGGTGGAGGCGGAGGTGCGCCCGGCGCAGGAGGCCCCAGCGCCATCGGCAGGCTGTCCTCGGCCGCGCTGCCGGGCATCCTCGGGCTGAGCGGGAAGGCGGCCACCGGGATCGGCGTCGGCGGGTCCGTGCTGGGCGCGCTGCCCGCGCTGCTCGGGCCGCTGGCCGCGCTCGGCGTCGGCGCCGCCGGTGCGGGCGCGGCGGGTCTGATCATCAAGGGCGCGATCGGCAACGTCTCAGGGTTCTCCAGCCAGTACCAGCAGGCCCAGACGGCGCTCCAGACAGCCCAGACCCCGGCCCAGGCCAAGGCCGCGCAGCAGCAGATGGCGATGGCGACCCAGGGTGCACAGGCGCAGGGCGCCTCCGGGTTCTCGATCTTCCAGTCGCTCAACTCGCTGAAGGACACCTGGGGGCAACTCACGGCGTCGTTCCAGCCTGCGGTGGCCAAGATCCTTAGCACGGTGAGCACGATGTTCACCCAGCTGCAACCGACCCTGACCGCCTTCTTCACCAGCGCGATGACCCTGGTCCAGCCGCTGCTGACCGGGATCGGTGGCCTGGCGAAGTCCGTGCTACCCGCCCTCGGCCAGGCGTTCCAGGCCGTGGCCCCGCTGATGCAGCCGTTCCTGATGGCGATCGGCATGCTGTTCACGAACTTGATGCCCGGGCTTATCACTGCGTTTAAAGCAATACAGCCAATATTAGGTACTTTAGAAGGAATCCTGGGCACCGTGGGCAAGCAGCTCGGCGCCCTGTTCGCCGACTTCGCCCCGGTGATGCAGCCCGCCGCGGTGCTGCTCAAGGCGATACTCGACCTGATCCTCGGGTTCCTGCCGCTGATCGGCCAGCTGGCTGCGCTGATGGCCTCGTCCCTGGCTCCCGCGTTCGCGCTGTTCGCCGGGCTGCTCAAGCAGCTCGAGCCGGTGTTGATCCCGATCGGCAAGATCCTCGCCGAGCTGGCGGGTGCCGTGCTCACCGACCTGATCGGCATCCTGGCTCCGCTCGTCCAGCTGGTCGGCGCCCTGGCTCCGTCCTTCGCCATCCTCGGCAAGGTGCTCGGCGCCGTGTTCAACGCGCTGGAGAACACCGGGATCTTCCAGGTGCTCGCCTCCGCGCTGCTCGGCGTGGTCGGACCTCTGGCCAGTTTTATAAACCTATTGGTAAAGGAATTGGCGCCGTTCATCCCACCGCTGCTCGCGATCTTCAGTGCCCTGGTCAACGCGGGGATCATGATCTTCACGGACGCGATCATGGCGCTGCTGCCGATCCTGGACAAGCTCGTCATGGCGCTGCTGCCCCCGCTGCTCCAGGTCGTCGTCGCGCTGGTTCCGGTGATCAGCCAGCTGGCTGCGCTGATGGCCCGCGGGCTCGGCGACGCGATCACGGCCCTGGCCGTCGTGCTGACGCCGATCATCGTGATCCTCGCCCACTTGATCGCCAACATCATCACCTGGGCCAGCGAGTCGCACCTGTTGATCCCCATACTTGCGCTGGTCATGCTGGCCATCGCGCCCATCCCCACAGCCATCGCCCTGATCGGCATCGCGATCGGCTACCTGGCCGAGCACTGGCAGACTATCTGGGGTGATATCAAGAAGTGGGCAATGGACGCGTGGAACTTCATCTGGAACGGGTTCGGCAAATGGCTGCTGCCGCTGCTCGGCCCGGTCGGCATGATCGCCCTGGCGGTGGACCTGCTCTCTAAGCACTGGTCGCAGATCTGGGGCGCCATAAAGCAGGTCGGCC